CTGTTACGTTGCAGTTGTCACCCACTGCATGGAAGGTGTGGGTGGGCAGGCACTATGTGGGCACCTTCGCTACAGAGGCAGAGGCCCGTGAGGCGGATCCCCGCAAGACCGTTGATCGGCGCTTCAACGCAACACCCGTGGTCCGTGCCCGGCGTGCCAAGTCCAAATCGGGCTGGGAGGCGCGGGTCAGTGTGAACGGTAAGCGTGTACATCTGGGGACGTTCCCTACCAAGGAGCAGGCTCTGGATGCTCTTGCACACTTACCGCCCCGCTAGTACATTCCTCCCATGCACACTCAGCTGAACACCCCCATGACCACCACCAAGTGGACCAACCGCGTAGCGTTCGACATCGCACTGGCCCTCGAGGGGAGTGGGGAGACCGTGGACGAGATCAGGGACAGGTACGGCATCACCACTGCCGACATCCTGTCGTACAACTCCGACCCGGTGTTCCTCCGGCAGGTAGACGACTATCGTGCCGACATCCGCGACAACGGCGTGACCTTCCGCATGAAGGCCCGGGCCCAAGCGGAAGAGCTTCTGACAACTTCTTGGGGTTTGATCCACGACACGAACGTGTCCGCCGCAGTGAAGGCCGACCTCATCAAGAGCACCGTCAAGTGGGCCGGCCTCGAGGCGCGCAACGACGACGACAACGGCCTCGCGGCAGGTGGGGTCAAGATCAACATCAACTTCGGAGACGAAGCCAAGACCATGACAGTCACATCACGCGAAGGAGATGAGGCCAAGACCATTGAACACTCCCCCTGAGTTCGACATGGTGTACAGGGGGATGCCCGCTCGTTTGTTCCTGTCCAGCGCCGAGTGCAAACGCGTGCAGGCACAGCTTGCGAGGGACGGGTGGTCCTACACGACGATCATAGCGCCCCCTAGGGGGACGACCCACAGACGCCCCAAGGCAGTGCCCAGACGCATCATCGTCGGCCTGTTGGGGGAACCGGGAGACAAGACATGAACGACACTGTCGTAGGCATTCATGGTGGACCTGTGGACCTGCCGCAGCAGGAAGGCACACCCAGCGAGCCCGTCATCAAGTTCCTCAAGCAGCTGCTGGAGCGGGCGGAGTCCGGAGAGGTGGTCGCCGTCTTCGGCGGCTATACGGACCACGAGGGGCTGGGGTCCTTCGTGGTGGGCGGAGGACAGAGCGTCTACAGCATGGTAGGGGCCATGCAGGCAACCCAGTGGGCCATGCTCAACGATGTCATTACAGATTAACTACACGCCCCCTCCGACGGGGCGGAAATTCATGGAGTCCGATGCACGGATGCGCACGCTCCGTGGTCCCGTCGGCTCGGGCAAGTCCGTCACCTGCTGCTTCGAGATCGTGCGCAGGGCTTCCCTGCAGGCCCCTGACGCTACCGGCAAGCGCAGGACGCGGGCTGCTGTCGTCCGCGAGACGGCCCGGCAGCTGATGGACACCACCATCAAGACCTTCCTCGACTGGTTCCCGCCGGGGCCCTGCGGCAGGTACATGCGCACAACGAAGACATACTTCTTTGCCGTTGGTGACGTGGAGTGCGAGATCATGTTCCGCGCCCTCGATGACGCGGACGACGTGGCCAACCTCAACTCGCTGGAGCTGACGTTCGCGTGGTTCAACGAGTGCCGTGACATCCACCCCGAGATCGTGGACGCCATGTCCAAGCGCATCGGGCGGTTCCCGTCATCCAAGGACGGGGGCCCCACGTGGTTCGGGATGTGGGGGGATACCAACCCGCCTACCATGGACACATGGTGGTACTACCAGATGGAGAAGCTCGATCCAAAGGATGGTGTCAGTCCGAACGACAACGGTTGGGATGTGTTCGTCCAGCCGTCGGGTCGCAGCGTACACGCAGAGAACATCGAGAACCTGCCGGAGGGCTACTATGACACGCAAGGACGATCGGAAGAGTACATACGCGTCTTCATTGACGGAGAGTACGGACTCAGCTCATCTGGAAAACCTGTGTATCAGTACTTCCGGCCCGATTACCACATGGCGACATCGCCGCTGCGGCCTATTATCAATGGCGTACGCCCTGTCATCGTCGGGATGGATCTGGGGCTTACACCTGCTGCGGTGATCGGCCAGCAGGACCCTAGGGGCCGGGCCTTGGTGTTTGACGAGCTCGTGAGCTTCGACATGGGCGTGCAACGGTTCGTGCGCACGCTGCTCAAGCCCAAGCTGTACGAGCGCTTTCCCGCAGCCCCCATCCTGATAGTGGTCGATCCAGCGGGCATCCAGCGGGCGCAGACCGACGAGCGCAGCGCCGTGGACATCATCCGGGCCGAGGGGCTCAAGGTCATTCCGGCCAAGACCAACCGGACCAGTGCGCGGCTCAACGCTGTCGATGACTTCCTCATGCGGCAGGTCGATGGCGACAGCGCCTTCTTGGTCGATCCACGCTGCACCCAGCTCAAGGCTGCCATGATGGGTGGGTACCGGTTCGACAAGAATGGCGGGATCGAGAAGACCGGCAAGGCCGGCAAGCACTCCCACATCGCGGAGGCGCTGCAGTACATGATGCTGCACGTCAGCCACGCTCAGGACGGAGCCCTTGTGGCAGGGCCTAGGAAGGTCCGGCAGGTGAGCGCTGCGGCGTGGACATGAGCGGTATTGACACACCGAACGTTGAGGGTTTACCTTCTACACATCGTGACGAGGCCCCTCCCTCCTCGACTCGGTAGTTCTGTAGATGTCCTCAACTGGGCCCCCGCGTTGTCTCCATGGCGCGGGGGCTTTTTTGTGTTGCCTGTATCATCTACGCATAATACATTGACGTTTATGCATACACGGGTGGTACCAAGATGGCTGGACTGACAATGCTACGCGTTGTTCCTAACGACGCTATCGAGCGGGAAGAATCCGACCGTCGTCGCAAGGAAGCAAGTGACCGTCAGAACGACGAACTTGTACTGGGCATAACGGCGTACATGCGCCGGTGCTGGGATGCGGCGCGTATCGCCAAGAAGCCCATCGAGACTATCATGCTCAAGGCCCTGCGGCAGCGCAACGGGGAGTACGAGCCGGAGAAACTGAACAGCATACGCCAAGCTGGTGGCTCCGAAGTCTTCATGATGCTGACCGAGGTCAAGTGCCGGGCGGCCGAGAGCTGGCTGCGCGACATCCTCCTCGACCAAGGGTCGCCACCGTGGGACCTGTCGCCCACGCCCATCCCCGAGCTGGACCCCGACAGCGCTGCCGAGATCGAGGCGCTGTTCTCTCAACGCGTTGTGCGTGAGCTCGAGGCCAGTGGTGAAGCTCCGGCGCTGGACCGGATGCGTGAGCTGCGCAGCACCACGGAGCAGGACTACCGGTTCGCGCTGCTGCAGGAAGCGCAGGATACCGCCAACCGCATGAAGACCAAGATCCGGGATCAGTTCGTGCAGGGTGGCTGGCCGGAAGCCTTCAACGAGTTCATCAGCGACCTTGTCACGTTCCCGGCGGCTTTCCTCAAGGGCCCCGTTGTACGCAGGCAGCGCACGCTGGGGTACGAGCCCGGCCCCGACGGGACCGTCAACGTGGTGCCCAAGGATCGCCTCGGCCCCGAGTACGAACGCGTGGACCCCTTCAGCATCTATCCGGAGCCCGGCGTGACTAGGCTCAGCGACGGGTACCTGTTCGAGCACCACAGGATGAGCCGGTCTGATCTGGCTGACCTGATTGGCGTACCCGGGTACGACGACGATGCTATCCGCGAAGTGCTCAAGAACGGCAACACCAACTCATGGTTCAACGAGGACGTACGGCTTCAGAAGGAGGAAGAGGAGCGTAAGTTCCACGCCTACATGACGCCTACGGACATGTTCGACACGTTGGAGTTTTGGGGCAAGGTCAGCGGGGCCATGCTCCGTGAGTGGGGCATGTCCGAGGAAGAGGTCCCCGACGAGGCGCGGGAATACGACGCCAACGTCTGGATCGTGGGCAACCACACCATCAAGGCTGTCCTCAACTATGACCCGCTGGGCGAGAAGCCCTACGCCAAGACCAGCTTCATCAAGACTCCCGGGTCGTTCTGGGGGCGGGCCATCCCCGAGATCATCGAGGACCTGCAGGGCGTGTGCAATGCAGCGGCCCGTGGGTTGGTCAACAACATGGGCATTGCGTCCGGACCGCAGGTAGAGATCAACGTCGATCGCATTCCGCCCAACGAAGACATTACCCAGATGCACCCGTGGAAGATCTGGCAGGTCATCAACGACCCCATGGGGTCTTCGGCTCCCGCTGTCCGGTTCAACCAGCCGGACTCCCGTGCCAACGAGCTGATGGGCGTCTACGACAAGTTCTCCCGGCTGGCGGACGACCATAGTGGCATTCCTGCGTATGTCTATGGTGACCTCGACGTGCAGGGTGCCGGGCGTACGGCTTCAGGGCTGTCCATGCTCATGGGGTCTGCCGGCAAGGGCATTCGGCAGGTCGTCATGCACATCGACAACGACATCACGTTCCCGGTGGTGCACAGGCAGTTCGTGTACAACATGCGCTACCTGCCGGATCCCAGCATCAAGGGTGATCTGGACATCATACCGCGTGGTGCGATCAATCTGGCCGTCAAGGAGACGGTCAACGTCAGGCGGGTCGAGTTCCTCAACGCTACGGCCAACCCGCTGGATGCAGAGATCATCGGCACCGATGGCCGGGCGGCTATCCTTCGGGAGATCGCCAAGGGTCTGCAGATGCCTGTAGACCAAGTAGTGCCTTCGAGGGAGGCCATGTCCAGCCAGAGCCGCGAACAGGCCAAGCAGCTGGCCCAGCAGGCTATGGGAAACCAGCAGCCTCAGACAGCTACGCCCATGCACCCTGACGGTACCCCTAAGGGCGGGCAGGATAACAACACGGCAGCGGGCATGGCATGAAACAGCCAGACCCCGACACGGTAAAGGCCATGGCCACGGTAGTCAGGCAATTCCCACACTTGTATACGTGGGTAGACTCGTGGTACATGCATGAATTGGAGCAACTGCCCAATGTTGGGCAGAACGTGGCACACGCGCAGGGGCGGTGCCAAGTACTCAAAGAGCTCCGCAACTTGTTGCACAAGGCCCCTGATCTAGCGGCAAAATCCTGACAGGATAGCCGGTACACCACGCATACCGATAGGAGCGTACACAAATGGCACTACCCGCGCAGATCCAGAAGCAGAAAGAAGCGGTCGACAAGATGTTCGAAGGCCAGAATGGCGAGGAAGGCGGTGGTGACACTGCCGACAAGGATACCTCGGCTGCGCCTGCGGATGCCGGACCGACGATCACTGCTACACCAAAGGAATCTGCATCCAAACCTGCTGCCGAAGAGCATAGGCAGTCGGACGGTGGTGGAGACAACAGCTTCGAGCAGCGTTATCGTACCCTTCAGGGCATGTACAACGCTGAGGTTCCCCGGCTTCGTGCTGAGAAACAGGAGTTGGACAAGCGCGTTACCCAGATGGAAGAGTTGCTGCAGACCATAAACAGCAGCTCGACACAGACGGGTGGTCAGGAAGATGATGCCAAGCCCCTCCTCACAGAGGAGGACATTGAAGACTACGGTGACTCGATTGATGTCATGCGGCGGGTCTACAAGGAAGAGGCGAGGCAGCAGCAGAAGACCATTGACGAGCTTACCAACTTGGTGCGGCAGATGCAGACTACGGTCGTGCCAACTGTCAACCAGCTGTCTCAGCAGAACACCGTCAACAGCGGTCAGAAGTTCTGGGATGACCTACAGCAGTATGTACCCGATTGGCAGACGACGAACGATGACCCCGACTTTCAGTCGTGGTTGCTCGACACAGACCCCCTGACGGGGATCGCACGCCAGACTCATCTGGAGGCTGCCCAGCAGAATCTCGATGCCAAGCGTGTTGCTGCGTTCTTCACAGCGTGGAAGGGTAACTCGGTGCCGGCTGCTCGTGAAAATCGGGCAGCGCGTACCAGTTCCGAGCTGGAAAAGCAGGTCTCTCCCGGGCGGGGTCGCTCGGGCAGTGGCAGCCAAACCAGCGAGCCCAAGACATACACACCACAAGACATTGCCGCGTTCTACCGGGATGTCAGCTCTGGGAAGTATGCTGGGCGGAATGACGAACGCGCTGCTGTTGAGCGCGACATCTTCGCTGCACAGCAGGATGGTCGCATTGTCAATGGATGACGTGAAACCGGAGTAATCCCATGTCTTTTCCCACTGCTGGAGGTCGCCCGAACTATAGCGGCAACTTCATCCCCGAGATCTGGTCGGGCAAGCTCATCGAGAATTTCTACGATGCGACTGTCCTGAGCTGGATTTCCAACACGGACTACGAGGGCGAGATCAAGGCCCACGGTGATACCGTGAATATCCGCACCACGCCGGAGATCACGATCCGTGATTACGTCAAGGGTCAGGCGCTCACCGTCGAGAACCCCGACAAGCCGAAGCTGCAGCTCCTCATCGACAAGGGCGAATACTTCGCCTGCATCGAAGACGACGTGGACAAGGTCCAGTCGGACATCAAGCTGATGGATATGTGGTCCAAGGACGCTTCCGAGCGTATGAAGATCGCCATCGACTCTCGTGTCCTGACCGACATGCTGACCGACATCAGCTCGAGCAACAAGGGAACCACCGCTGGTGCGCAGACCTCGTCGTTCAATCTGGGTGTGACGGGTTCGCCGCTGACGGTCACCAACGACGGTGCAAGCAGCACGACCGCCGTGACCGACCTGATCGTCGACATGGGCACCGTGCTGGATGAGGCCAACGCTCCGGAGTCGGATCGCTACCTCGTCATTCCGGCGAAGATGGCGGGGCTCATCAAGAAGTCCGAGCTGAAGGATGCCTCGCTGTCCGGTGACGGCGTGTCGGTGCTCCGCAACGGCCGCCTCGGCATGATCGACCGCTTCATGGTCTATGTGTCCCACAACCTGTCTGTGTCTGGTGGCGAGTACAACATCATCGCCGGCCACAAGATGGGCTTCACCTTCGCATCCCAGATGACGGAGATGGAGACTCTGCGTTCGCAGAATACCTTCGGGAACATCATCCGTGGGCTGCAGGTGTACGGCTACAAGGTTGTGAAGCCGGAAGCCATCGCTCAGGCCGTCATCTCGTTCTGAGGATAAGCGTCCTCTGAACGCAGAAAGGAGTTACGACTATGGTTGCATATACTGATACCCACGGCTTCAACAAGGGGAACGCCGACGCGTTCCCCGAGAGCGGTACGTGGTCGGTCACCAAGCTGGATGTGGAGTTGAACTTCGCTACCATCATCGCTGATCGTGCCACCGCCGGAGTCTCGGCGCTCACCACTTCGGACACGCTGCAGGTGCTTCGCATCCCGGCAGGCTCTGTCGTGCTGACTGCCGGCCTCGAGGTCACCACCGTGGAGTCGACCAATACGACCGGCACCTTCGGGCTCACCGACGGTTCCGTCACCTACGCCACTGGTGTCGCCAATAACGCTCTGGCGTTCTCGGCTTCCAATCTGGCCAACCCGACGCTGTACAGCGCTGCCAACACGCTGG